GCCCTTGCGCGCCAGCATGACGTGGTTCAAACCAAACGCCACGCCCTTGTTGCCAGCGGCGTCGTAGGCGTAGGCGTTGAGCGATACGCGGCCATAGTCGCCCGACACAATCGCGTCCGAGTCGATCAGGTCACGGCCCTTGGCGTCCACCACCCCAGGCTTGCGGTCGGCGTTGGTCTTGACCGTCATGAAGTACTGACCAGCGTACTCTGAGCCGAGAGACGAGCCGTCGGACTTGGTCTCGGTGTCACCATCGCGCAGAGGGTTGCGCACCTTGGCCGGTATCTTGTCGCCCCACTTGGCCTGCAGCGCCGCCTTGCCAGCAGCCTTGATGGCGGCGACGGTTTCTTTGTCGGTCTTGGGGATCAGCACCTGGGTGCTGTACTCCTCTTTGCCATTCATTGTGTTGACGCGGGGGCGCATCACGTTGGCATAAGAAAAGCGAACTTCACCTGTCACTACTTTAGTCGTCATAGTCGTTTACTCCTGTTTTGACGTTTTCAATGTGCCAGTATGTGTCACCGTGACTCAACTGGTGTCAGGACTGTAACACAACTTTTAAAGTTTTTAAATGCGTGATACAGTTGAGGCTCAACAACAACGAGGTAACGCTATGCAACGCTCAAAGACGTGGTTAACGATGGACGGCATGATAGGACTTGAGGTTGGACGCGACGACGTCTACCTGCACCTGGTGATCGACAACGGCTGGCCGTTCCCAAGCGCGCCAATCAAGGTGCCGCGCAAAGAGTGCCGACTGCTTGAGCATGGCGAGCAGCCGCAGGACATGAGCGACCTCGGCGAGGCGCCGTTTTGAAGCCCGCCGTCCAGCTCAAGCCGCACCAAGAGTACGCACGCGAATGGCTGCTGCAGAACCAGCGATGTATCCTGGCAGACCAGCCACGCGTTGGTAAGACGCTGCCCACAGCAAGCGCTGCGCTTGAGCATCTGCCCGCGCTGGTCGTCTGCCCAGCCATCGCCAAGACTGTGTGGGAGCGCGCGTTCAACGCGCTCGACAGCAGCGTGCCGGTGGCTGTTGTCACCGGGCGCAAGGCTGCGCAGGAGCTGCACCTCAAGGCGCAGACCAGGGCGGTCGTTGTCATCAACTACGACCTGCTCGCCGACGTGCAGGAGCACGCGTTCCAGGACTTTCAGACGCTGGTGCTGGACGAGAGCCACCGAATAAAGAACGAGAAGGCCAAGCGCACCAAAGCGGCCATGAAGGCCATGCGGCACATTGGCCGGGTGTACGCGCTGTCAGGCACGCCCATCCCAAACAGGCCGATCGAGCTGTGGCCGCTATTAAACGGTTTGGGAATCTATCGCGGCGGCTGGTACGACTTTGCCGCGCGCTACGCCAAGATGTGGAAGGCGCCGTGGGGCATGGACGTCAGCGGCGCAAGTAACCTGCCCGAGCTGCGCGCCATGATGCGCCCGCACGTCCTGCGCCGCAAGAAGGATGACGTCTTTACAGACTACAACGAGCCGCAGGTCAGCCTCATCACATTCGACCTGCCGGTGGACAAGCGCGAGCAGGAGTTCGACGCCGACGCACTGGTCGAGAATCCCAACGCGCTCATGGCGTTTGAGGGGCTGTCGGTCATCATGCGTGAGGCAGGTATGCGCAAGGTTAAGCCTGCCTGCGAGTTTATTGGTGACCTGATGGAGTCCGAGTCTAAGCTGGTCGTGTTCGCTCACCACAAGGACGTCGTCGCGCAACTCGCGCAGGGTCTGCAGGCTTATCACCCCGTCACCATCACGGGCGATACACCGGCAGCTCAGCGGCAGCGCGCCATGGACGAGTTCCAAGACCCAGCGAGCACGACGCGCATCATTGTCGGCAACATCGCGGCCATGAGCGAGGGCGTTGACTTAAGCGCCGCAGACGTGGTGGTGTTTGTCGAGGCGACGTGGCAGACGTCTGCGCTGGAGCAGGCAAGCAGCCGCGTCGAGAACATCGCCAAGGCAGGCACCAAGCCGCTTGTGTACCTGCTGACTATCCGGGCATCACTTGACCACAACGTGCTGGGCAAGGTACTGCGCAAACTCAACGTCATTGACCAAATCATTTAAAGGAGAAGCAAATGACATCCATGGCACAGAGGATCAGAGAGACGGTGCAGGAGCACCCGGACTGGACGCCCAAGCAGGTGGCCGAGGCGTGTGGCGCGACACGCAACCGCGTCTACCAGGTCATGCACTACGTCAAGAAGTCAGGCGAGCGAAAGATTCTCAAGCTCAAGCGCAAGATGGCCATGCTCAAGCCGGTGCAGGCGCAGGTCGTAAACGCCAATCCAAGCGTCACGGCAAATGACCGTCAGGTCGGCGGCACGCACTACAAGGACAAGGCTATACAGCCGTGGGACTATATCGTCGCAAATAAACTGGGCTACTTAGAGGGCACCATCATTGGGTATGTGTCCCGGTGGCAGGACAAGGGCGGCATCGAGGACTTGCGCAAGGCGCGTCATTGTCTTGACAAACTGATTGAGGTGAACCTATGAGCCAGCACGCACAACGATCACACGCCCGCCTGTCGGCCAGCCGCGCAGAGCGGTTCATGCTCTGCCCCGGTTCGGTCAAGCTGGAGTCGCGGATGCCGTGGGAGCCTCCCGGCGAGGCGGCGAAGATTGGCACGGCGATCCATGAGCTGTCGGAGGCCATGCTGCGCGGCGACGCGCTCAACCCTGCCGACTACCCCGACGACCACTGGAACATGGCCAACGAGTACGCCGAGTTTGTCAACAACCTGTGCGTCAAGCCCAGTCGCAAGCTGATCGAGGTCAACCTGGACGAGGGTCTCAAGAGCCTGCACCCGGCGCTCGGTGGCACGGCTGACGCTGTCCTGACCGAGAAGCGCACGCTGCACGTCGTTGACCTCAAGACCGGGCGCATACCTGTCAGCGCCCACAACAACAAGCAGATGCTGACCTACGCCCTGGGCGCCATGCGGCAGTTTGGCGCGCCAGCCGACATCGAGGTGGCGATGCACATATTCCAGCCTCGTACCGGGCACAACGTCTGGATAACCGACGGGATGACGGTCATTGCCCACGGCCACGAACTCAAGGTCGCAGCCGAGGCGGCGCTGTCGGATGACGCGCCCATCAACCCAGGCGGCTCCCAGTGCCAGTGGTGCCGCGCCAAGCCCATCTGCCCAGCGCTGCGTGAGCGGGTGCAGGACGCCGCGCGTACCGAGTTCAACACCGCAGCACCCAACGCATCGGCAGAGGGCGCGGACATGGACGAGGACGCCACCGAGGCGCCCGACGTCACAGCCGAGGTGCTGGAGGAGGCGCAGCTGGCCATCCTTTGGGGCGAGTCGGTGGTCAGCGCCGCCAAGCAGCAGCTGACCGCAGGCAAGGCCATCGAGGGCTGGCAACTACGCGCCGGTCGCAAGACCCGGTTCTGGCGCGACGAGGCGATGGTGCGCGAGGCGCTCAAGGATCACCCCGAGGCGTTTGACGTGCGCAGCCCATCTGCTGTGGCAAAGCTCGGCATCGAACTCTCGGACGACCTGGTCGGCGTCAAGGAGTCAGCGCCGAGCCTTGTGCGCTCCAAGTCGAGCGAGTAACATCCCCGACTCACGCCAAAAAAAAGCCAGCGGGCGTAACCGCTGGCTGAAGGCTCTCTGAAGAACCGAGGAGACGAAATGGCTACCGATAGAGCGAGTAACCGATGACTATTTTAGACCAACAAACGACGACAGACGAGCGCTCCAGGCGGGTCGCGCTGGCCATTGCCCAGCTATGCCCCGACGCGCTTTTCTGCACCTTTTTCCCTACGCCAGACGGGCGCAAGATTCCCTACAACAAGCGCGGCCAGGGCGTGGCCGCAGAGACCCCAGCCGAGAACCTTTACACCGCAGCCGAGGTCAAGACGGCCAGCATCCCCAGCGGCCACCTGTGGGGCGTGGTCATGCACCACCCGGTCAGAGACCCGTTTGGCGGGCTGCTGACGGTGCTGGACGTGGACATGAAGCGCTCGGACGCAACCACAGACGTCCGCATACAGCGGCTTGGCAAGTGGGCCAAGGAGCATGGGCACCTCACTGAGCGCAGCTACTCAGGCAAGGGCAGGCACGTCATCCTGCTGGCAGACGACGAGCCAGGGCTGCTGGCCAGTTATCGGCTCGGCAACCACCAAGAAATCGAGGTGTTCGGGCAGCAGTCGAGCGCAGGCAAGTCGGTCATGTTGACCGGCGACGAGATGTCCCAGGCGGCGCTCGGCGACGAGACCGTCAGGCTGACAGAGGTGCTCCACCAGCTCGGCATTGAGGACGTCCAGGAGCAGATTGACAACAAGGCACAATTGGTCACACCGCCCACGCCTGTCGTCAGCAACTACGGGCGTGACGACCTGCAGAGGGCGGCTGACGCGCTGGAGTACGTGACGCCTGACGTTGAGTACAACGACTGGATCATGGTCGGTCAAGCGCTGCACGACGCGTTTGGAGATGCAGGGCGTGACGTGTGGCAGTCGTGGTCAAGCGGTGGCGGCAAGTACAAGGGCGACAAGGACATCGAGACCCATTGGCGGTCGTTCCACCAAGGCAAAGGCGTGGGGCTGGGTAGCCTCTACAACCTAGCCAAGCAGGGCGGCTGGAAGCCACCGACCAAGGCGTCGGAGCGGCGCACGGCTGTCGAGGACTTTGGGTTGGCTATCAGGGCAGCGCAGGATGTAATACAAGTAAACAACGCCGAGACGCAGGCGGAGGACGGCGCCCCAGCACCAGATGCAACGCACTGGCCTGAGCTGACCTACGACCTGTCCAAGCCACGCGGCGTTGACTACCTGATCGACGGCTACCTGGCGCACAGCCTGTCACTTATCGCTGGCCAGCCCGGCGTCGGGAAGACCACCGTCATGACAAGCCTGGCCCTGATCGCCAGCGGCCACAGCCTGCCCGATTGCAGCCTCAAGGCGCCAGTCAAGCGCAGGGTCATCTACGTGACAGAGGATACCGAGCAGGTCGTGCGCAGCCTCTACGCCCATGTCAAGCGTCACGGCCTTGACATAGACCAAGTCAAGCAGTCGGTCGTGGTCATCGAGGCCAAGCGCAGCCAGCTGCCTGACCTGCTCAAGCTGGCAGAGAACGTCATAAACCACACCATCGACGGCAACCGGCCGTGGCTCATCCTTGACACCGCCAACGCGACCCTAGACCTTGAGAACGAGAACGACAACAGCGAGGTGGGCGCCTACATCTCAGGCCTCAAGCAGACGCTGTACGTGCAGCTGGGCGTGCCAATCAGCATCATCCACCACACCAACAAGCAGATCAGCCGCACCGACGCAGAGGCCATGGGTCGTGGCGCGTCAGCCCTGACGGGCGACGTGACGCTGACGGCGGTCATATTCATGGATGAGGACGGCAACCGCTACATGAGGTTAGCCAAGCGGCGGTACGAGCCGAGCTTTGACGAGCTGGCGTTCACCAGCGACACATTTACAGAGCCAGCCACCACAAGCTACGGCGATTTGCAGGAACTCACCCTGCGGGTCGTGGTGCCCAAGCCATCGAGCGAGGACGAGCGCAAGCAGGCAGCAGCCGAGCGGCGGGCGATGGAGCAGGACTCGGCGATGTCAGAAAAGGCAGACCTGGCGGTCAACTACGTCACCGACCTGATCAATCAGTACGGCCCGCTGGCCATCAAGATGGGGTCAGGCGGCAGCAACAAGCCGCCCCAAGAACTCAGCGGACTGCACCGGGTCAACTGGGCGGACATCATCTCAAACGTACCCGGCGGCGACGGCAAGCACGAGACCAGGCGCGCGATTAAGAGTGCGATCCTGGATAGGATGCAGGTGGTCGCTGACGCCGGGTGGGGTCGGATTGATGTGGTCAATGGTTGACTTGAGCGTCAACGGGTACAACGGGTATACCCAATGGGTACAACGGGTACCTGTTGAAACCAAAGTCCTATGGGGAGGGTACGGTAAGCGCGCTCAAAGCGCTTACCTACCTGACCCTTTGGTCTCCAAGAGGTACGGCGATTTTCCTTTAGGCATACCCGTTGGAAAATACCCGTTGGAACTGCACAAAAAATGAGCAATGGCGAAAAAATGGCAAATGAATTGGAAAGTATACATACCCAATGGGTAGAGGATAGGACGCGGTGCGAGGACTGCAGGCACGAGTCGGTGAGGGGGCAGACGTGGAAATTCAGCGGCGTGCGCTGGCAGCACATGGTCACGGACAATCTGCCGCAGCACCGTTGGATGTTCAAGGTGGCCATCCCGCGAAAGGACGAGGAGCAGGGCATCGACCTGGTGTTCGTGCCGTTCCGCCAGCGTTGGTGCGGTTGGTATGGGCACGCAGCCATGGAGGCTGGGGTGCTGTGGCGCTGCGACCACTTTCAAGCGAAAATTGACAACCAGGACAACGAGCAGGAGGGTGACCAATGGTGGTCGGAAAGCATCGACTTAGAGTCGAGCACACAGAGCAAAGCAAACTGGTGGGAATGATCCGGGCCTTCCATCCGGGGGTGGTGGTGGCAGCGATACCGAATGGAGGCGGTAGAACGGCCTCAGAGCGCGTCAGCCTGCACGCGGAGGGGGTGCTATCGGGTATGCCTGATTTAGCCGTCCTGAAGCCGTCTCATGGGTTCCATGGGCTATTCCTGGAGATGAAGACCCGCGAGGGTGTCGAGAGCGCCGCGCAGAAGGACATCGCTAGGCGTCTGAACAAGGAGGGCTACCTGTGCTTGGTCGCGCGCTCAAGTCAGGACGCCTTCAAGATCGTGACCGACTATTTGATGGAGGAGTCAAGTGAACGAGCCGCCTAAGACCGTGACCGCAGCCGAGCATCCCGTAACCACGACCTCAGAGCTGGCGGAGCGTAATGCGCAGAACATAGCGGCTCACCAGGCGCAGAAGGCGGAGGTTAAG